CATCCCTAATTTCCTTTTCTGTGGAAAGCATTCCTAAAGAGTCTAACACAAACATACACGGTTTGCGTTCATCTTCAGGCTTTCTTAAGTATATATCTACTGCCTTAAGTGCCTTGCTACGGAATTCCTCAATGGTCACCACATTGACGACCACAAGGCGGTTCATATCTATACCACGAGACTCAAGTAATCCTTTATTAACAGCAGCTTCAGTATCGAAATAGAGACAGTAACCGTCAGGATTAGAATCCAAAAAATTCTTGACAACTGCGAGGGAGAAGAAAGTTTTCCCAGTAGAGGATTCACCAGCGATGGCAGTAATCTTATTAGAAGATACACCACCAAAAATGGAGCCACTAACAAGTCCATTAAAAATGAACGATCCTGTATCAATGAATCGTTCTTCTTCTTGAATGTCTGCTGCGACTTGGGTGTATTCATCTCCAATTTCTTTTACTATTTCTTTTAAAAAATCCATATCAAATACCTAATAATTTACGTTGTGTTTCAAAATAATCTTTAAGAATCCATGAACTACTATTCATTTTATCAGTTCCACCTATACCCCATTCAAAGATCACTCTAGGATTATCTTCAAACCTATCCAATTCAGGAGTGTTACCTTTTCCACGGTCTCCACCATTACAAAAAATAACCTCTTCTGAAATATCAAGACATTTATCAATGGCACCACATGCTGAATCATCAGCATCATCCCATGATATAACAGCATCCACCATATCTAAATGACGAATAATCTCTGCTCTTTCTTTCCATGCTTGGAAATACTGACCTTTTTTACGAGTCAACCATTCTTCAGTATTTAATCCAACAACCAAATAATCAGAATAATCTTTTGCCCGTTTAAAGTATGATATATGACCACTGTGGATTGGGTCAAATCCACCAGTAACAAGACTCACTTTTTCAAAAAACATTAGATGTCACACTCCCCATGCTTACATTGATAATCATCAGATTCTGAAAAAATCTGAACACCTTCTGGTTTAAATTCCCCTGTTATCATATTACCATCCATTTGATATTGATCCGTAACCATATATCCTCTTAATAGATGATATAGTCTAGTATCACCTCCCAATGCAAGAGCATTTACAATGGTTTTTAAATCTTTTTGATTGATAGGTAATTCCATTAGGAAAAGAATAGTTCTAAGTTTACAGTTTTTTCAACATTCCAACCTATGGCATCAAGAATAGCTTTAAGGGGTTCAACAAAACTTTTCTCAAATTGTAGGTCATAGTCGATGTATTTGTCAAGACCAAGTTCATGGGGAAAATCCTGAATAAAGGATAACACATTCTCTTGTATGATATTCGGTTTCTTAAGATAGAGGAACTTGACTTTCTCCCCATTACCGATGAGTGAATATTTATTAGTCAACTTTTTCTGTTTGATATAATGGTTGAATAATAATGCACCCCGTATATGTATAGGAGTTCCTTTCGCATATATCGTAGAAGATGCAGAATACTTACGAACATCAGATGCAGTTCTGGGGAATGCTATATCTTCTGGTGGAAGTGTCTTGAATTCCTTACGACACTTATCAATAAAATCAATTACATCATCCTCAGTTGCATTCATCATCAACTTAAGAGCATCCTTAATCATTGTTCGACAAGGTGCAGGTGTAGAAGATTTAACTGCCTCAATACCCATCATCTTAAGTTTGGGTTCTTCATATCGAACGCCCTCACTATCCCATACGTTTAAGATGTATCTTTTCTTGGCAGTCCATATACCACGATCAGCAATGTTCTCTCTCTTCATGACCATCTTATTATCATAAGCACTTACGTACTTGGCCAGTTCTTCATAAGCACCTTCAATAAAAGGTTCAAATTCCATCTCACAGATCTTATTAAGGAACTTGACAACGCCTTCATTAGTTTTCTCTCTGCCCTTGTATACAGCGTCAACCAAAGGACCCAAATTAAGATAGATGGAATCAGTATCTGAAGCAATAACATAATCTTCTCCGTCAGTTTTCAAAATCTTATTGATGTGAGCATTCATCTTATTTTCTATCCAACGGATAGATACCTGCCCACTTAAG